TCTTTTTTGTGATATGCACATCTGGCTGAAGCGCCGACCAGTTCGTCAGATTCAGATCAATCGGCTTTCCCAACTCGCCTGCATTCCTAGAAATAAATGCCCGGTTAGAGATGGAGTAGTAGGTTGTCTCTGTATATTCCTCTGCATCTGGCATTCTGACATTCGCTGTAAAAAATCTGTGATATTCCAATTTTGTGTAATAATCTTTACCCTCCTGGTAATAATCCTGAAAGATCATGCCTGTAATATTTCGGTTTCCATCTAGGCTTGTGATTTCAAACTTATCTGGTGTGACCACATCGACACCTGTACCGTTAGGTTTCAAAACAACCGTTCCACATGCGCACATGGTTTCCGTCCATTTTCGGATGTGATCATGTACTGAATGGTCCCAGAAGTCCTGCATATAATCTTTTCTGGCTCCATCAAAATTGACATCGATCGCTAGTGTGGCAAGACGCGCTATCTCTCCGCATACGAACTTTGCAAACTTAATTGTACGGATTCCCTCCTCTGGATCTATCCATCCCGGTTCCCCCTGATAGATCAGCATCCAGTTCTTTATTGCTTTCTGCATATCTCCCGATGTAATCCCTGCCACCTGAAACTGCGCTTCCGCTTCTGATACGAACATTCTGCTCCACCATTCCTTAATTGCTGACATGATTTTCATTTTCTACCTCCTAAATCAATCCTCTGTTATATCTACGTGCTACTGTATAAATGAAGTACCTGATCAAATCCATATGGTGATCGTACTCCTTGATGACTCTATCCTCGCCTACTGCCTTTTCATCCCACGCATATGTACCAAATTCTTTCTCTGTCTCCACACATGATTCATGTATCTGCAACATTCCCAAATTTAAATACTTGGTCACTTCCTGTATTCCGTTCAGAACGTCATTATTTCCATCAGTACAGGTAAACTCTCCGTACTTGCGAATCGTCGCTTTCATCGCTGCCGCTGATGGATCTATAACGATAGACGTTATTGGAAATCCCTCGGCAATTTCCTGTATCATCTTGTAATATGCCTCGTTATCCAGCGTGATCCCTTGCTCCCTTCCGGAATAATGCCCCTCACGAAGCATTCTGACGCGACCGCTCTTGTGCAGTTCCATAAGTCCTACTGCAAATGGGTTCATGGTTCCGTAATCGATAGACAGATAGTAGGATGCCTGATTGCTATATTCTATCTGTCCATGAAATACATTCTTTTCCCGGTCGAACATGCCATAGACCAATCCCTCGGCAATCACCCACATACCAAGGATAAAACGATCATAGAACACTCCGCTATACATTGATCGGTATCTTGCCTTGACCTTTTCCGAAAGCGACAGATTATCGTCCATGGTAAAGTGTAAATAGAGCAAATTCTTTTCTATCGCTCTGTCGATCCAGTTGACCTTGAACCAATGGCTTGGAGAATCCGGGTTACAGTTAAACCAAAACTTGGAGCCATCCACAGAACATCGTCCTGTTGCCTGATTGACAAAAGACTCCGGCATCAGGGCAACCTCATCAAAGAACATCCCTGCCAATGTAATACCCTGTATCAGGTCCTGCGATCTCTCATCCTTTCCACCAAAGATATAAAAGAAGTTGATCCTATCTCCCTTCGATATCTCCACCATATTGTCTGAGCGATGATCTACAACTCTATACCCTCTACTCTTTAACATGAGTTTTAGCCAGAACAATACGTTTCTTCTGAATGAGCCTATTGTCTTTCCTGCCATGCCTAGGTTCTGTTGGTTGAATGTGCTCATAGCCCACAGTACAAAACTAAGGGACATACTCAAGGTCTTACCGGATCTGATCGCTCCATCTGCTATGATGCCATCTTTATCCTTTTCCGGCGATGCGTTGCACCACCAGGTAAGCACCTTCTTCTGCTTCTCAGAAAATGGTCTAAATTCAAAGCCGCCCTGATGATACTTCTTTACCATCTTGGCCGCATTTTTCATCACATTGTCTTTTACTTTTGCCACTCTCCGATCAAATTCTGTCCAGTCAACCATCCGACCACACTTCCTTTGCCGATTCATTCAGTGCATCTAAGAAATTATCCTGTTCCGCTGCATCTTCCTCTGCCTTATCCTTTGTCTGCATCTCTAATCGTATAAGATCCAGTTCCAATTTACGCTTATCAAATTCTTTCCGGTGCTTATCGTCCGGATTCATTTCAAAGAACTTCGTCAGCCAATCAATGGCTTTCTGTTCGTCTTTCATGATTACATTCAGGCCGCTTCGTCCCTCTGTGATGCTGCGGATCAACTGTGTATCTACACATCCAGATGGTCTTGCATGCAGATAATTGATCGTTTCCGTGCTTTCTCCGGTATCGACTTCTCTTGTTCCAAATTCTACGACATCCCCTATATCTCCGAAGGCTATTCGCATCTGCAATTCCACGATATCTTCCTCGCCTACGAGTATCTGCTGGCGCTTTATTTCTTTCAGCCTTTCAATTTCTTTTTTTATCTTAGTAATTCTTAGCAATTTACAACCATTGACCATTGCCGTTTCATATTTGCATCCATAGGCTTTCTGATAACTCTGTGTCGCGTTGAATGACTTGCTGTAATATATACAAAACATCTGTTGTTCAGCGGTCAAATCAGCATTTTCCAGTGTTTCTTTTGTGCCTTCATCTGCTACAATTTGAACCGTCCTTTTTTTCTTTTCCGAACGTTCGCTTTCGTTCGCTTTGGAATCCGAACGTTCGCTATCCCAGTTATATGTATTCTTCCATCTTCTGATTGTCCCCTCTGGCTTTCCAAGTTGGTCAGCAATATCCACCAACTTTGTGCCATTCCTATACAATTCATATGCCTTATCTGCTAGTGGATTTTTCTTCGCCGCCAACTAATCACTTCCTCTCTTGGCAAAATACGAAGACTTACACTTTCTCCGATAGCAATATTATAAATTAGGTGCTTATATTTTTTGTGCCAAATTAAAAAGCATCATATTCATCACTTGCTGATAAATACAATGCCTCTAAGTTTCACTTCTCATTTTCCAATATTTTCTTTACTTTTCTTCTGCTCCGGTAGAAATTCGACTTACTTGTTGGAATCGCTCCTCTTTTTGCTTCTATCATCTCGTAGGACATTCCCTGTGTTATGGATATGGCCAATTCCTCCGCAACTGCTGCATCTATTTTTCTGCTGATCCCGCATACTTTTTCATAGTTCTTATCCGGCATCCTCTACCCTCCTACTATTTTAGTTCCAACCGGTGACAATTTGTCACCAACTGATTTTATAATTTCTATCGCCTGCTGCATGACTGCCTTTTCATGTCCTCTTTGTACTTCTGCGCCATCCACTGTCCATAGGTCATATCGCTCTCTCTGGCTTCTATGGCATCCTGCGTCAGCATCCCCTGTGCCCTCTTTGGCTTCTTTGCCGGCTTTGTTGTCTCTTTAACAACTTTCCTTTGCATCTGTCTTGCTTGTCGCCTTTCCCTATTCCGCTGCCTGTTTCTTTCTTCCTTACATCCCGGGCTACAATATTTTTGCCATTTTCTATGAGCCAAATACTTTCTGCCACAGATTGCACATATCTTTTCTTCCATGCCTCTCCTTTCTGCCGCCTCCATAAAGGAAGCGGCGCATCATGGCTTTTTCGTGGTATATTAAGCAAAATCGCTGTTTCTTAAGGTGTTTCAACCATTAGATC